TTGGTCTTGCTCAGGTGACGCGTTAGAAACGTGGAAGTATTCTAAGTCATCAAAGATTGCAGAAACCTCAGATGATACAACAATCCAGTTAGCTCCACCACGAAGTGTTGACTTGTGGATTTGAGCTGACAATTGGTTAATTGCTGTAATCAATGTTTGGTTCCAATCTTTCTGAGTGTAAGATGTAGTTTGAGAAACTCTTCTCCAACCATTGTAATCCCAACGTAAGTTCCAAGCGGCACCCTTACGAAGGTCACGAAGAATTTCACGGTCAATTTCCGCAGCTACTTGCTCTGACAATAAAGCTGTCAATTCAGCCTCAGCGTCAATGTTGTGGAATGCCGCAACGTCTTGTGCAAGTTCTGGAGACCACTGAGCTCTTAACTTTCTTTCAGCAACTGAAACAGTTACAGACTCAAGGTCAAATGAAACTTCACCAATTTGGTCTTCGAATTCTAAATTCTTATAACGTCTGAACACAGCACTAAAGTCATTAGGACCCAATCCATCGATTGTAGTTCCTGTGTAACCATCTAATGATTCAGAATTACAGTTAGCACATGCAGGACAAGAAAGGTCTACCTCAACATAGAGACAACCATCAGGACTACAAATGTTATTGTAATAACCATCATTACCCTGAGCAGGCCAAGCGGCTTGTGAACGTGTAGATAAACCTGAAACAATACCTTGTCCGTACTGTTGAGTAACAAGTCTAAACAACAAAGAATTTGGATTACCAGCCGCATCAAATGCGTTTTGGCAACCACCATCTTCCCATCCTGATGTATTTGAGAAAATTCTCAAATCAGACAAGAAAGTTTCTGAATCATACTCATTACCGTCAGGACCGATTAATTTACCGTTACCAACGTTAGCAAAACCACAGAACTTAACAATTGCTTTTCTTACGTTAAGAGTGTCAAATTCATTAGTGTAATCAACCAAAGTACCTGCAGACCAAATCTGTACAGTACCAGTAACTGTGATTGCAGACCACTGACCTTTTGAATAGTCAAATAAACCTGGAGGGTCCAACTGACCTTCGTTACCTTCGTAGAATAAATCATAAAGATTTTTTCCGAATTGGTTACCCACTGTATAACCAGCGTTAGGGTTACCTGGGTAGTTACCAGGACCACCAACTGGAGACAAGTGACTACCTGATGCTCCATCATAATCTGCAGAACCTAATTGTGCTGTTTCATAAGGATTACCACCACTGTACGCCTGAATCTTAGGTACGAAGTAGAACAATTTACCAATTGGTAAGTTCATAGCTTGTACAGATACGATGTCGTTAGCAAGTAACTTAGAGAATACACGTCTAACAATTGGGAATACAACAGTTTCGAATGAACCTGAAGAACCGTCAGAAGTTGCTTCGTTTATCAAGAAGCTAGCTTGGTTTTCATAAAGCTGAGCTACGTTCTCTTTTAGGTGACCACGAAGGCCTTCAAGGAACCCTAATTTGTCCCATTTGTTGATAGTATCTTCTTTGATAACTTTAAGGTGCTTAAGACCAATGTTACCAACAAGACCTGATTCTAATAATGCTCCCATTTTTTTGGATTTTTATTTAATTTTAAGTTTATTTTAATTTTGCCATCAAATCTTTCATTCTCAAGAATTGAGGGTTTTCATAAGTTTTTGACTCAATCAAGTTAACCGCAGAACCTGTAGCCGGTGTTGACTCGATTTTACGTTCAAACGACTCGTTCATTGGTTGACTTTGTACTTGTGAAAGTTCATCTTTGATGACTTTATACAAATTCTTAGATTCTTTGATTGTTTCAACACTATCAAATCTTTTCAAGATTTTAATTTTTTCTTGCTTAGATGTTGAATGTTCAGTAAACAAACGTGTTGCGTAAGCTAAATTTGAATTAAATACGGCAACTTCGTTTAATTTATTTCTGAACACGTTAAGTGCCTTTCTGTATTCCTCATTTTTCTCTCTAAGGATTTGTAATTCAGAAGAATCCACACCTTCAAAAGTTAAGTTTCTATTAGGGGTAATGCCTTTTCTTAGACCACGACCTGATTTAGAACCGTTACCATATGTACGTGCAGCTTCTTTTGTTTCCGTTTTCTTAGCACCTTTTGGTTTAATTTTGAATTCGCCATCAAGAGTTTCCTTATCTTTGTATACATTAACTTTTTTAGCGTTACCTGTACCCATAGTTTTGTTGGCACTCTTTTTAACTACTTTAAACCCTTGGCCTTGATTTGGATTTTTATCATATGAGAATTTTGGTTTACCCATACCCTTACCTTTGGCTTTAAATGATTTTTTAGATTCTTCTAACGATTCATTGTATTCTTCATACTCTTCTTCGCCTTCTTCTTCAGACATTTCGATTTCATACATTACCTCATCTTCTTCAGACATTGGTACAACGTCATCATCTTCAGACATTTCGATTTCGTACATGATTTCTTCACCTTCAGATTCTTCTTCGTAAGACTCTTCGTCTTCATCTTCAGGATAATCCATGAATACCTCACCTTTGTCATACTTATCTCCAAATTTGTCACGAAGTCTAGTTTCTAAATCGTCTAAGTCAGATGGTTTATATTCATCTTCGTCATCAGAACCGCTAAACAGAGTATCAACAATATCATCCACTGATTCATAAGTTTCAGAATATTCTTCTCCGTACTCTTCGTAGAATTCTTCATCAGATTCTCCTACAATCATGTATTCATTTTCATCATCTTTTAGGTTGATGTTACCAGCGTCGTCTTTTGTAACGATGATGTTATCATCTGGACCCATAAGTTGGAACACACGAAGTACTTCTTCGTCTGACTTGTCGGTAAGGTCGATTGGTTCTTCCATATCTTCCTCTTCTCCGTCCATGTCCATTTCGTCAGAATTCATTTCGTCAGAATCCATTTCGTCATCTGTTTCCATTTCGTCAGAATCCATTTCGTCATCTGTTTCCATTTCGTCAGAATCAATGTCCATTTCAGGTTCCATTTCAATCTCGTCTTCTTGTTCAGTTAGAGATTCTTTTACTAATTCTTTGATTTCTTCCTTCATAGTAGAAGCAAGTATTCCTTTTGCATTTTCAGCAACCGCTTCTTCCAAATTTTTCATTTGGATGATTGCCTCTTCAACAATTGATTTTTCTTTTGCCATTTTTGGTTTTAATTTTTTATATAAATATTATAAATTTTAAAAAAAATTATTTATATTGATAAATCAAACCAAAATAAAATAAAAAAGGAGGTATAAAACCTCCTTTAATTTAATTATTGATATATAGATTATTCTATCACCTCATCTATTTTACTTTCAACAATTGCGGTAATTCTCCAATCCTCAGAATAGTTCTCAAAAACTTTGGTAACTTTTGCTTCCACATCTGTTGGTGAATAACCTTTAACTAATTTTTCTTGTCTCATTTTTTTAATCTTTCCTGTCTCTGGGTCAGGCATGTCTGTTGTAATTTTTGCCACAAAATATTTTTCGTCCATATTCATTAATTTTAATATTTTAAATAATCGTTTAATTTTTTCATTAAGTCAAGTGATTTGTTTGAATTTTCACCCGCGGTTCTCTCGGCCTTCATTTTATTTTCTTCCTCTAAATTTTCTTCGAAATTAAATCTTTCGTTTGGTTCATTAAATAGGTAGGCACCTGGAGTAGAAGGTGACCATACCAAATCAAAACATATAAGTTCAAAATCCTCTTGTACCTCATTTTGGTCCCCGACCTTCTTTAAAGTACCAACACCACGAGATGAGATACCTAAGGTAACTCCTTGTCTTAAAAGATTCGCGGCTTGGTCACCTTTGGTTGATACTATTCCTCTTTCATGAAATCCTGGTGATGTTAATAATTTTAATTTACCCATCAATACAGGACCTTCCCACCATACATCAGTAATTAAATGTGAAACTCTATCTAAGTCAACCAAAGAAGACTCAGGGTGATTAAGTTCAGATAATGCGATACCCTTGTTAATCATTTTTTTATAATTTTCACATTCTCTCTTTAATATTTTTTCAGGATATATCCTACCGTTTCTATTCGGAGTATTATATTTCTGTAACACCGCATAAAACTCGAATGGTTTTGAGTGGTCCAACATACCCTTAGACTCACGTATTAAATCCGCATTACGATTTTCTATTGGTGATATA